AGCGGCATCTTTAACACAAGATTTTGTACCTAATGTTTATTCATGTATCAAAACCAAAACAATAAGTGGTGAAAAATCACTCCCCGCAGCAAAATTCAACGATGTGAATACCTACCTGAAATTTATGACAGGTTTAATCACACCCAGAATTTCACAAATTACCGGTGGAGTTTTCAAAGATAAAATAATTGAATACTACTGCACAGCATTCCCTTCGGCACAAGTAACACTCGAATATTATGAATCAAACATAGACAGATTCTTAGGAATTTATGGGAATATAGTTGACCAAGCGATTGCAAGTGCGGGAAGAGTAGGTTTGCGAACTGACATTGGAACTTCATTCAATCAAGGTGGAGGAGGACAACAAACAACCATTCCTGCTTGTCCACCAACAGTATTATCAGCATTCTCACCGCTCACCGGTACCACAGGAACAGTTATCAGTCTTTCAGGAACCAACTTAGAATACATAAGAACTATTACAGTTGGAACAACACAAGTAGATTTTAGAACAGTACAATTTATATCAACAAACAAAATAAAGTTTTCTATCCCTCAAATAGTAAGCACTCCACCACAACAATTACAAATCTCTGTAACAACAACAGGAAATCTAATACCTGTAGTTGCACCAGGTATATTCACTTTTATTTAATTTAATATATTTATATAAAAAGATTTCTATGAGTTTGAAAACAATGCTCGACAATTATTTGGGAAAGCCTGTTAGGTTTTCGGAACAAGATAATGGAGACGGTTCAAAAGAAGTTTGTGATTTGGACACAGGTGAATGTTATGTAGTTAGAGAAAGAGATGGTTTGATAGAAAGAGCAGGTCACCAACATCTGGCAAACAGAAGAGTGAAGGTAGAAACTGCTAGAGGAATTAAACAACTTTTAAACGGATAAAAATGGGTATAGATAAAAAAATTCTTAGTGAGATAGAAAGATATAATTCTATCGTAAGTTATATCAAAGAACAGACCGTTGAACCTCCACCACCCGACCCCGCAGCAGATGCTGCCGCAGCTTTGGGAGCAACACCGGGACTTCCTCCCGCAACTCCAGAAGTAGAAGGGGCGGATGTACCTAAGGGTATACCTACTCCCCAACCATTGGATGTTGAATCTGACCCAGACGTAGAAAAACTAGATGACAAAGGTAAATCCACAGAAAAAAAAGATGATGAGGGTGGAACTGAAGAATTAGAGATAACGGATTTAGTTGACGCTCAAAAAAATATCCAACAAAAACAAGACGAATACTTTGAAAACCTTTTTGGACAATTATCTAATTTAGAGAAAAGACTTGGTGAGATGGACCAAATTATGGGTAAGTTAAACTCTTTGGAAAGTAAATTAGAAAAATATAGGTCCAAGAGTCCTGAAGAAAAATTGAATTTGAGAGTTTATGATTCATACCCTTACAACCAAAGACTCTCTGATTTTTTTGATGACAAAAAAGAAGAAATGGAAAAAACGGGAAAAAATGAATATGTTTTGACTGACGACCAAGTTAGTGATATCAATGTGAACGATATAAAAAATTCATTCCAACCGAGTGGAGAGGACAGAGAAGATTTTAGATTTAAATAATAAAAAGGGACCGATTGGTCCCTTTTAAATTTGACATATAGGGAAATCCCAATTATATTTGCTAAACAATCTAAATTTTAAAAAAATGAGTAATGTATTAGACGCCGTATTGGCACAGTATGAAAAAAATCAAATGGGCGGGGCCCAATCGAAAATGTCGCAAGACGAAAGAATGAAAAAGTATTTCGCTTTAATCCTCGGTGATAAAGAGAAATCAGGTCAGAGAAGAGTAAGAATTCTTCCTACCACAGACGGTTCCTCACCATTCAAAGAGGCTTGGTATCACGAAATCCAAGTTGGGGGTCAATGGCAAAAGTTTTATGACCCAGGAAAAAATGACAACGAACGTTCACCTTTGAATGAAGTTTACGAAGAGTTGATGGCTACAGGTAAAGAATCCGATAAGGAACTTGCTAAGCAATACAAATCCCGTAAGTTCTATATTGTGAAAGTTATTGACCGTGACAACGAACAAGATGGACCAAAGTTTTGGAGATTCAAACACAATTACAAGAACGAGGGAATCCTTGATAAAATTATTCCAATTTGGAGAAACAAAGGAGATATCACTGACGCAGAAAAAGGTCGTGACCTCATTATTGAACTTGCTAAGTCCAAGACTCCAAAAGGAAAAGAATATACCACGGTTAGTGCAATTATGTACGATGACCCTACACCGGTTCATGCAGATAAAGACCAAGCTAAAGAGTGGGTAAATGACGAGCTTTCTTGGACAGATGTTTATAGTAAAAAACCTGTTGAATATTTAGAAGCAATTGCACAAGGAAAAACACCGAAGTGGGATAACGAAAAGGGTGGATATGTTTACGGTGACGATGAGGTTTCTGAAACTTCTATTGGTGGTTCTAAACAATCAAAAGTTGTTGACCCTCAAGCAGACGCTGAAGTTGACACTGATTTACCATTTTAATTCATAACAAAGGGCGGTCATGGCCGCCCTTAATTTTTTTATATGGGTTACAAAGTAAAAGAACATCCTGAAAAAATTTACGAAGCAGTTACATTCGAACTCAAATTGGAAGATGATAATGGAAAAGTCCTTCATTTGAGAAAATGGGAAGATGGTAACGGTGGTGGGTTTTACATCAACAAAAATGGGGGTTGGGAGGTTTATTTCCCTGAGGATGACCTATTAGATTTTATTGATTACAACTTAGACTTTTAATTATGGCTATAAAGAAAAACGAATTCAGTAACCTGAAGAAGAAATTTTCGACTTCAGCAAAATATAAACCCCAAAGATTTTTGGACCTTGGTGCAGATTTTTTAGACGCTGTTGGTTTACCTGGTCCTGCTATAGGACATATCAACATGTTCTTGGGTCACTCAGATACAGGGAAGACTACCGCAGCAATCAAGGCAGCTGTTGATGCTCAGAAAAAAGATATTCTACCTGTTTTTATTATCACAGAACAAAAATGGAGTTTTGAACATGCGAAACTCATGGGATTTCAGTGTGAAGAAGTTGTAGATACTGAAACAGGTGAAATGGATTGGGATGGACTCTTCCTTTTCAACAACAATTTCAGTTATATTGAACAAATTACAGATTATGTCAATCAACTTTTAGATGCCCAAGAAAAAGGGGAACTGAATTATAGTTTGTGTTTTATATGGGATTCAGTTGGTTCTGTTCCCTGTAAGATGACTTACGAAGGTAAAGGTGGTAAACAACACAACGCTTCAGTATTATCTGATAAAATAGGAATGGGTATCAACCAAAGAATTTCAGGCTCACGTAAAGCGGATACCGAATACGAAAATACTCTTATCATAATCAATCAACCGTGGGTTGAACTTCCCGATAATCCATTTGGTCAACCAAAAATTAAAGCCAAGGGTGGAGAATCAGTTTGGTTGAACTCTTCACTTGTTTTTCTTTTCGGAAATCAGAAAGGTGCTGGAACAACGAAGATAACAGCTACTAAAGATAAACGTAGTGTGAAGTTTGCGGTGAGAAGTAAGATATCGGTTATGAAAAATCATATCAATGGATTGGGATATGATGACGGAAGAATCATAGTTACACCACACGGATTTTTGGCGGGTAAAGATTCTACTGAAGAGAAGGCTTCAATTGAAGCGTATAAGAAAGAATATGCGGACTATTGGAAAGATATTATAGGTGCGGAAGGTGATTTTACACTTACAGAAGAAAAAGAAGATTGATTGTTCACCTTAAAAAGATTATGTGTCTAAAACTTTATTAGTAGATGGTGACAACCTTTTCAAAATTGGTTTTCACGGAGTCAAAGAACTTTATAACGATGGTTCCCATATAGGGGGAGTTTATCATTTTATCAATACCATCAGGAAATTCCTCGAAGAACACAACCACGACAAGGTAATAGTATTTTGGGACGGTGATTCAAACTCTTCCGTGAGAAAAGGGTTGTATCCACAATATAAAGGAAATCGTCGGCAAGATATGAACGAATACAAATACGAATCCTACCTTCAACAAAAAGCTAGGGTAAAGATGTATTTGGAGGAGGTATTCGTACGACAGGTAGAAATGAAAGATAATGAGGCAGATGACCTAATTGCTTACTATTGTCAAATTGCGACCAATGAGGACATTATTATCTTTTCTGCGGATAAAGACCTAACCCAACTTATAAGCCAAAGAGTGACCATCTATTCCCCTGTGGCGAAGAGGTATTTTAAAAATGGGGATAAGGTAACAATCAATAAGGTCGACATCCCACATTATAATATTACTCTCACCAAAATTTTCACAGGAGATAAATCGGACAATATTGATGGTATTGAAGGTTTAGGGGAAAAGACTCTTGTTAAATTATTCCCTTTTATGCTTGAGAGACCATGCAGTATTGAAGAAATTTTGAGTTATGCACGAAATATAAAGCAAAAGAAATTACCTAAATCTTTGGAAAATATTTTGACTGGACGGACTAAAAGTGGTATACTTGGAGAAGAGTTTTACGTTGTGAATCAAAGGATTGTTGACCTTCATAATCCCCTCATAAATCAAGAAGGTAAACAACTTGTGGAACAAATTCATACCGATATTATGGACCCAACTGACCGAGGTTATAAAAATCTAATGAGGCTGATGATGGAAGACGGCCTATTCAAATACCTACCAAAAAACGATGAGGCGTGGGTAAACTTCCTAAAACCATTTATGAAACTAACAAGAAAAGAAAAACGAAACACAAAAAAATGAAAAACATGAAAGAACACGACAGCATCAAGATGGAATTTTTGTTGACCCTGAACGACAACATTGTTGTTCAAAGATTCTTCAACGTTAAAGGGTTTAACCCCGATGCAAAGAACTCCACAGAGTTTTATTATTTCATCAAATCATTGTCCGAAGAACTACAGTATTACCTAAAAATGAAGACGGTAATTTATATGATGGACAATATGGAGGCGATTATTCACGACCCAAAGATTATGGAGACATCCTTCACAGAAGGCCCTGAAAACTTTTATCTATCGGTGAAAGTTGGAGACCAGACAATTTGTCAGAGAATTTTCGATGGAAAAAAGTTTCCACCAAAAGTTCGTTACACGGTTGACGTAAGACCATATTTGAAGGATGTTCTTAAAGAACTGACTGACATTTTTTCAAATTCCGAATTATCTTACGAATATTGCGGAATTGATTTGAGAGATTGATATTTAAAATAAGAGGGGATATTTTCTTTGGCTATGAACAAAAACTTTGACTACTTAGGTAACACGTTTCAAATACAACTTATCAACCAACTAATAGAGGATAAAGATTTTGCATCCTCAATTGTCGACGTTCTTGAGCCATCGTATTTTGATAACAAATACTTCAAAATTATCATTCAGATGATTAAAGAATATCATCTGAAATATGAGGCTTCTCCCAATTTTGAAACAATCGAACAAATTGTTAGGGCTGAAGTAACGCAAGAATTAGTTGTCAAAATTGTATTAGATACTTTAAAACAAATCAAAGACGCACCCGTTGAAGGAGCTCAATTCGTTCAAGAGAAAGCTTTGAAATTCTGTAAACAACAGGAATTAAAAAAGGCTATGGATAGAGCCCAAAAAATAATTACTGAAGGAGACTTTGAATCTTACGATAAAGTTGAAGGGTTAGTTCGGGAGGCTTTACAAGTTGGAGAAATTGAAAAAAATGTCTCTGATATATTTTCAGGATTAGATACCGTTTTGGAGGATGATTACAGGCACCCTATACCAATGGGTATTACTGGAATTGATAGGTTATTGAAAGGTGGATTGGCTAAAGGTGAAATCGGAGTCATTCTTGCACCAACAGGTGTTGGTAAAACAACAATACTCACTAAAATAGCAAACACAGCATTCAATCATGGATATAACGTTCTTCAAATATTTTTTGAGGATAATCCTAAAATAATACAGAGAAAACATTTTACAATATGGACTGGTGTCGAACCTGATAATTTAGCGGCTAATAGAGAGAAAGTTATGGAGAAAATATCAGAGATTCAAGACACTATGAAGAACAAATTGATTCTCAAAAAGTTGGCATCAGATACAGTAACCATGGGTCAAATCAAGAACCAAGTTAGGAAAATGATTGCTGAGGGTAACAAGATAGATTTAATACTTTTGGATTATATTGATTGTGTTCTTCCTGAACAGAGTGCAAAAGACGAATGGAAAGCTGAGGGTTCTATTATGAGAGCATTCGAAGCCATGTGTCACGAATTGAACCTTGTCGGTTGGACAGCTACCCAAGGTAATAGAAGTTCAATTTCGTCTGAAGTTGTTACGACAGACCAAATGGGAGGTTCAATCAAAAAAGCACAAGTGGGTCACGTAATCATCACTGTCGCTAAAACCCTACAGCAGAAAGAGATGAATCTTGCGACAATTGCCATCACAAAATCTCGTCTTGGTAAAGACGGGGTTGTTTTTGAGAATTGTAAATTCAATAATGAATTACTCGAAATTGATACTGAATCGTCAATCACATTCTTAGGATTTGAAGAACAACAAGAAGAAAGAAAAAAAGACAGAGTCAAAGAATTATTGGAGAAAAGAAAACAACGTGAACAACAAAAAAGTACCTAATTAAATATCTACTTTTTTCAAAAAAAACTTATTTTTTTTTAATTAAATTTGTGGTCGGTTTACAGCCGACCATATATTTAATAAGAAAATCACCGATTTTTTAAATAAAATCATTTTACAAAAAAATTTTAAAAATGGACATTTCAAACAGAATTTTATCAGACATCACGGTGTACATGAAGTATGCTAAGTACATCCCTGAGCTGAAGAGAAGAGAGACATGGCAAGAGCTTGTAACAAGAAACATGGAGATGCATATCAAAAAGTATCCCAAATTAGAAAAAGAAATCCGCGAGAACTACATGTATGTTTACAGAAAACAGGTTCTACCATCAATGAGGTCAATGCAATTCGCAGGTAAACCTATCGAAATTTCACCAAACAGAATCTACAATTGTGCGTATGCTCCTGTGGACGATTGGAGAGTATTCTCTGAAATTATGTTCTTATTA